GCACCCAACACCGCAAGCAGTTGGCGGTCTGTCAGGCGACCCCACTTGTGCAGGGATGAATGCAGAGACCCCGCAAAGGCGTTAGTGTCTGAGTGGTTGACAATCCACTCATAGGCGGCGGGATTGGCCTGCGCCCATTGGGCGACACGGTTGTTGGACTTGACCGGCACTGCGGCACGGGCGGCATCAGCGGCACGGTGAGCGGAAGCGAGTTGAGCATTGGTCATCATGGTGGTTCTCTCTCAGGTAGTTGCGTAAGACCCCCGCAGGGGTTTCGGCTATTCAAGCCTCATCAGTCACGCTCGGGTAGGCGATATCAAGGTTCGCCTGTAGGGCGAGGGTCTCGACCAGTTTGTGTATCTGGTCACGGGTTGCAACCCTCTCGCTCGGGGTCAGGTCATCCAACTCACCGGATCGGTTGTGGAATGCCTGACGCAGGGCAGTGATGGCGAGGGAGGATGCGTACTGCTTGGGGGTGAATCCGTTGTTCATGGGTACCTTTCAGAATTCATAGATGGTGACGGAAGGGTCAATGCTCAGGAGTTCCTGGGCGCAACGGGTCAGGTAGCGGTGGCGTTGCCTGACCTCGGAGGGGGGAAGTTCGCCGTCACAAGACAGGTTCTCGGGGGACAGGTCGGAGTCGATCCGGGCGGCGATAGCCTGACGGTCGGCAGGGTTCAGCAGGCTGAGGGAGGGACGCTTGGGGTTGAACAGGCGATTCCACTCATTCATGCGGCTGACGTAGGACTCAAGGGTGCTGATGTTCATGGTGTTGCTCCCGGTTCAGGATAGGTTGAGGGCCTCGGCGCAGGTCAGGCCGAGCACGTTGCGGCAGACAATGTCCTGCCATTGGCCGAGAGGGTTCGACTCAAGGTCGAACATCAGCTTGGGGATTTGATGCGGCTTGCAGTAGGCCAACTGCTGATAGGTGATCATGGCCCGGGTGCAGTCACGCCAATTGGCGGCAGTCGGGTACTTGGTGAAACGCTTTTGGGCATCCTTCAGGGCAGGCAGTGCCCATGTCAGGCGAACGTCAGCAATGGTGGTCAGTTCGATGGTCATGTTGAAACTCCAGTGTTGTTGCGTAAGACCCCTTGCGGGGTTTCGACCATTCAGGTCTCATCAGTCACGCTTTGGGTGGTATGACGTAGAACGGGATCGAACCGGGGCGGGGCTGATAGACCTCCCCGCCGATCTTTGCCGCCGCTTTTTCAGCCTGCGTCCGGTTTACATAGGTGACTGCATACAGTCTGCACGGCCCCATTGGTCGGGCGACAACCTCAACTCCGTTGTTCAATTTTGTGGTGTACATGGTGGTTTCCTTTCAGTTGACTTTGACGGTGTAGAACAAACGCCCAAACAGGGCGGCATCCTCGGGGGAGAGCAGGCACTCGGCGAAGGGGTGCTTGCGGTTGTACGCCAACACGGCATTCAGGTTGTCAGCGGTGGGGTTGGCACGGTAGCGGTCGAGAAGTTTTTTCATGGTTTCTCCAAGTGTGCGGGATTGCACTGCAATGCCCTGACTAGCAGGGCATCACGGTGGAATCACATATGGGATTTTTTTTCTCTACCAGTCACGGTGGACTGGTGCAGGGCGTAGCCCCTGCCTGTGTTGCACTCATTGCTGAGGGGTGTTGCCACCGAGACCGCTACAGACCGACCGTATACCGGGCCGTTCGGTTGCCGTATCACTATCAGGTATTTGCTTGATATCGATATGGCATGAAACGAACTGTAGCGGGTTTAAATCGACCTGTCAACAACCCTACAAATTAGTCGGGTATTCACTGAAACGGGGGTGGTTTTTGGGCCTTTTATTAGTGGGAATTCCAAGGGAATTACAGGGGCTACAAGGCGCTGAGAGGGGTTGAGGTGGGGTGGGTATGGACTGGAAAAGATGACGGCTGGTAGGCTGGTTTGCAATAGAAAAGTATTACTTCAGTTATCCACAGAGGTGTGGACAAGATAAGTTATCCACAGGAAACTGTGGATAGTGTGGATAACAAAATGAATACTATTTCATTGCAGAACGGCCTGGGAGCGTTTAAATTTTGACGGGAATACCAGAGGCCCAAAACGGGTTTTCTGACGGGAAACTTACAGGACTTGGGGATAAGGTGTGGATAACTTAAAAGTTATTCACAGGTGTGGACAAGTCTGTGGATAACTTGTAGGATGCGAACGGTGCAACAGGTTTAAACAGTGAAGGGGATATGACATGGGCATGGACGGCAATCAGGTGCGGGGAAATGGGAGAACGAACAAGGACGACTTGCTGAGACGGCTAGAGGAACTGACCGAGGGAACAGGTTTAAACGGGCACGGTGAGGCGCCCGAACTAAGCGAAGCGGAGCGGCTGGCTCGTGACGCAGTAGCACCAAAGAGAAGAGTAGATGGAGAACTACCAGGAACACCAAAACAAAGACCCATGACGGCATCAATGATGGAGTTCGCCAAAGGGTTGATAGAGGGAAAGACTCAACTGGAAGCCTACAAGGAAGCGTATCCAAACGCCAAGGCGAACGACAGGGTGCTGAAGACAAACGCCTGGAAGCTAGCCCAAGATGTACGCATCCAGAGAATGCTCCAAGAGCATTGGGGACAGACAGTGGAGGCGCTGACGGATGATGCAGTGGCAGTGAAACGATATGTGATCAAGAGCCTGCTTGATCTGAGCAAAGATGCCAAGCAGGAAGGGAGCAAATTGAAAGCACTGGAACTGATGGGCAAGAGCGTGGGAATGTTTAAACCAGCCCAGGCTGAGGAGGAGGAATCACTGACGGCGGAGCAGTTGAAACAGGAACTGGCCAAGCACTTGAAGCTGGTGGGCAACGTCAGGCGCATCACCAAGGCGCAGATCATTGACGTGCCCTCTACAACGGTCATAGGTGCGAGTGTGCAGGTCGAACCTAGTGTGCGTGAGACGTGATGCAGTTTAAACGGGGGCAGTGGCATCGACCTCCCTCTGGGAGCGACCCCACCCACTCCCCACCACCACGAAGGGGCTTTACCTCCCCCCGTCCGCACCTACGCTCTAATCCACTCCCACAATACCCCTCCCCCATTCAAGTACGAACGTTCGCATCCCCCAATGCCCCACGCAAACCCACCCCCTTGCTTTTTGAATTGAGCATACCGGGGGGTATATATATTTTGGAAAAAGGCTTGCAGACGTGGAGGCTTGCCGACACGGTGCAACCCAAAAAGAAAATGATATGCAAGGGTTGCAAACGTTCGCTATCTTGTTTAAACTTGCGCAGAGGTGACCTTATGATTGATTACGCATATCCGACGATGATGGCTGAGAAGGCTCTGAAGGAGCTTCATGAGGCTATGCTGGCGCAGAAGTTTGAAGCGGCTAAGGAGGCGGCTTTACGTTGTATGTCTGAGGCGAAGATTGCGTACCACAGCATTACAGTGATGGAGGAAGACGATGCCACAAAAGCATCAGCTCGTGCTTGACTTCATTAGGGCCTATATCAGGTTTCATGGAATTTCCCCGTCTTATCAGACGATAGCTTCTGGCTTGGGAATGAAGTCAAAAGCTAACATTCACCGGATCGTCCATAAATTGCAGGAAGATGGGCTTTTGAGTATTCGTCCGTACAAGTTCAACTCTATTAAGTTGATTGACCGCAGTGCCCGTGAGGTTGCCGCCCTATGACCTTGCTTACAAAGCAGGAGATAGATGCCTACGAGGAGATGATTCCTATTGTGGGTTTGGACCAGAGGCGGAAGATTCAGAGGCTGTTGGAGCTGGATAAGGAGGAGCGGTGCCGTGAATCCTTTATCTTCTTTGTATCTCAGATGTGGCCTGGGTTTATTTCTGGGAAGCACCATCAGATCATGGCGGACGCCTTTGAGAGGGTGGCTAAGGGTGAGTTAAAGAGGTTGATCATCAACATGCCGCCCCGGCATACTAAGTCTGAGTTTGCTTCTTACCTGCTCCCGGCCTGGTTTCTGGGTATGTACCCGGAGAAGAAGATCATTCAGACCGCTCACACCGCAGAACTGGCGGTCGGATTTGGTCGTAAGGTCCGAAATTTAGTCTCCTCTAACCCCTACCAGAAGGTTTTCCAGACTGAACTGTCGTCTGACTCAAAGGCTGCGGGGCGGTGGAACACCTCAGAGGGTGGAGACTACTTCGCTATCGGTGTTGGCGGTGCTGTGACTGGTAAAGGCGCAGACCTATTGATCATTGACGACCCCCATTCGGAGCAGGAAGCCAAGCAAAACAACCCTGCGGTCTATGACGGGGTCTATGAGTGGTACACATCCGGCCCTCGTCAGCGTCTACAACCGGGCGGGGCCATCATTATTGTGATGACACGCTGGGCAAAGCGTGATTTGACCGGCCAAATCCTCAAAAACTCCGAAAAAGACGGCACGGATGAGTGGGAAGTCATTGAATTTCCCGCAATTTTGCCGTCCGGAACCCCTCTTTGGCCCGGATTCTGGAAGAAAGAGGAGCTAGAAGCCATCAAGGCTGAGATTCCAGTCTCCAAATGGAACGCCCAGTACCAACAAAACCCCACTTCCGAGGAAGGGGCCATCGTAAAACGCGAGCAGTGGCGCATCTGGCAAAGCGAAGAGCCGCCATCCTGTGAATATCTCATCCAGTCATGGGATACAGCGTTTGAAAAACATAACCGCGCAGACTACTCCGCCTGTACCACGTGGGGTGTGTTTAAACATCCCGATGACAGGGGCAACTACAAGACCAACATCATCCTTTTGGACGCCTTCAAGGACCGCATGGAGTTCCCGGAACTCAAGGCCAAGGCCGTCGAGATGTACAAGTATTGGAATCCAGACACCCTGATTGTGGAAAAGAAGGCCGCTGGTGCGCCGCTCATCTATGAACTGCGCCAGACAGGAATCCCGCTATCAGAGTACACACCAAGCAAAGGACAGGATAAGATTGCGCGTGTAAACGCGATTTCTGACCTGTTTGCTTCAGGAGTTGTGTGGTGTCCCGAGACCCGCTGGGCCGACGAACTCATGGAAGACATGGCGGCGTTCCCCAATGGCGACCATGATGACTTGGTTGACTCGACATCACAGGCTCTTTTGAGGTTCCGCCAGGGTGGATTCATCCCGATTGACTCGGATGAGCCAGAAGAACCGCTTTATTTTCGTGGTCGCCGCGACCGCTTCTATACCGTTTAAGGACGAATCATGGCAATCGACAAAGGTTTGTATCAGGCCCCTCAAGGACTGGAGGGTTTAAACGAGCCCCCGATTGAGATTGAGATTGAGAACCCAGACTCCGTATCCATTGGGATTGGGGACATGGAAATTGATCTCATTCCAGTAGAAGACACGGGCACAGAAAACTTTGACGACAACCTCGCCGACTACATGTCGGAATCAGACCTTGACTCCCTCGGCTCTGATTTGGTCGCAGACTTTGAGAAAGACCTGCGCGACCGCAAAGAATGGGTCCAGACATACATC